GCCAAGATAATAAAAAAAAATAAAAATATTACATGGTGGTATTCTGTACTTAAAAGGTTGAATAAAATCTTATTCAATCTTAAACAAATGAATATATTCACCAATCAAGACAATGTCGAACAATGATCAACAACTAGATATCATAGAAATTCATGATGGTATATTAAGAGATTTTGACGCTTCTTATGCACTATTAGATAATTATAGGAACCGTCTAACAGAGGTACAAATAAGTTTAGAATCTGCGGAATTACCAGAACGTATACGTAATAATTTAATCCAGACACGTGACGAACTTATCGCTAAGATTGATGATATCGAATCGTTGAAGTCGAAGAATTTCTATCTAACGGAAAGTATGTCTATTATAGCGGAATGGAAGGAAATCTTAAAACAGCCTGTTACAGTTAGTTTTATGGGTAAACCGTCAAAGAACAACAAGAAGAAACAGAAGCTGATAAACGAATATATGGAGATTGCTTCTAAACACAAGAAAATTGAGAAGAACGAAAGTTTGAAGGCTGTAGTGTGTAATTGTGGTAATAAGAAAGATTTTGATATCATGGATAACAATACGTATATTTGTAATATGTGTTACACACAACAAACAATAATACGTCACACCTCATCTTACACTGATATAACACGTGTGAACATCTCAACGAAATATATGTATGATCGCAAAGTACACTTTCGGGACTGTATTAACCAATATCATGGTAAACAAAATAGTACAATACCCCAGAAGGTGTATGATGAATTAGAGGAACAGTTTGAATTACATCATATTCTCAAAGGCGATAAAGACTCGCCAAAAGAGGAGAGATTTGTAGATTTAACAAAAAATCACATTTTGATGTTTTTGAAAGAGTTAAAGTATTCAAACCATTATGAGAACGTTCATTTGATTCACTACAACTTTACTGGTGTTAAGCCAGATGATATAAGTCACTTAGAAGAGCAGCTTCTCGATGATTTTGATCAGCTGACAGAGTTATACGATCGCGAGTATAAGCATTTGAACAGAAAGAATTTCATAAATACTCAATATGTCTTATTTCAGTTACTACAAAGACATAAACATCCTTGTAAGAAGGAGGAGTTTGTAATTCTGAAGACTATCGATCGTAAATTCTTCCACGACGAGGTCTGTAAAAACCTGTTTGAGATTCTGGGTTGGAACCATATTCCTTTTTTCTAGATTGTGTATTGTAATAATAAGAATACATAATCATTTTTACACTATATCAATCTGAGACGATTGTATTATTGGTGTGAATCCATACTTAACTACGAGTGTGTCTACAAAAACAATGTAATTTTGTCGTGCCTGTTTTCTTGACATCATCTTGTTATTTTCCCACGCTCCCCACTTGGATCGTTCTTTAACACTAAAAATACTTGGTTGACTAGCTTTATTGTCTCCAAACACACTCTGTTTGTAATATCCGTATAGAATAAGCAGTTCTCCATCGTCAGGTCTACTAGCTAGCCTCTTAACTTTTTCTACAGCATCATTAAAATCTTGAATATCTGTTTGTTCCATATAAGTTATCATTTTTTAATATAATGTCCTCATCTTTTTAAAAATGAAATAAATATTTCTAATGAATAAAGATGTCCGAGGAAATAGGCGAAATTGCAATCATTTTGATGTCTATTAGAGATCAAGTTAAGGTTTTTCATTGGCAGACCGAATCATACTCTAAACATAAAAGTTCTGATGCGTTGGTCAGTGCTTTAACTAATCAAATGGATCTCTTTATCGAGACAATTCAGGGTACACGTGGGATACGTTTGAAGATACCTAAAAGTAATAATATAGTTATAGACAATCAGACAAACACTTCAGTTCTTGAAGTTTTGGAGACATTTAAAATTTGGTTAACTAGTTCTAGTGGGTTATTGAGGTACTTGATGAAGAATGAGACTGATCTATTGACAATCCGCGATGAAATGTTACAGACAGTAAATCAGACTATATATTTGTTCGGATTAAAGTAAAAGTAAAAAAATTGAAATACAAAGTCTTTTGACTTTGTATAATAATAAAATGTCATCAGAAGAAGAAATTAGGTATCGTGTACATGGGTACTCATGGACGTACTCCCCCATGCTTCATCATGTAAGTTTGCCTGTTTTTGGGGTAATTGGTGATATGAGACAAAGAGGAACAAATGGTTCTGAATCTGCATCGTCAAATTCACCTGGAGAACCTGAATATTCAAGTATTGATGTTATATTGACAGTTTTAGGGTCTAATTACGATGATATAATAACGCAAAGGGTTATGGAACAGAGTGCAGAAGAACAAGAGCTTCGTAGGGATAATTCTGTTGAGCTGGTTATTGGTAGTCAAAGATATGATACGACTGACAAGAATATGTCAAACTGTACTATTTGTATGAGGGAATATGAAGCAAATGATTTTGTGACTTGTGTTGAAGGCTGTGGGCATATTTTGTGCACGGAATGTCTTAGAGAATGGGGAAAATATAATCCTTGTTGTCCGATATGTAGGAAATCAATTCGAACTACTAGATAATAAAAAGTTTGCGTAATATAAATGAAGTGGCTAGCTAACATCAATGATATATGGAGTAGGTATGGGTTTGAAATCGTACTTGTTTCCTGTGTTATAGTCATAGTTATATTAGCATTGTATAGGAAAATTACTGGTAAAACTGGATCTTGGTCTAAGGATCGTTACTATGTGATTCCACCTACTTTGACACCTGTAAAAACTATGTCTCGATCGACACCTTCTTATAGTAGTTCTTCGACTCCATCTTCGAATAAAGGAAGTCCTAAGGAGAGCAAGGGGGAAGCTGAGTGCAGGCGTGTACTCCAAGAACTTTTTGGTAGACCTTTTAACAAGGATAGACCAGATTTCTTACGTAATCCAGTGACAGGTGGTAATTTTAACCTTGAGATAGATTGTTACGATCCTCAGTCTAAGATTGGTGTTGAATACAACGGTGTTCAGCATTATGAGTATGTTCCATATTTCCATAAGAACAAGGAACATTTTTTGAACCAGAAATATCGCGATGATATGAAGCGTCGTATGTGTAAAGACGAAGGAGTTACCTTGATAGAAGTCCCTCATACCGTACCAGTAGACGAAATAAGAGCATATCTCATCAGAGAACTGAGAAAGGAAGGAAAATTATAATTTTTTATAAGATGTAATTATAAAATGTTATTCGACAGAGTACCGTATTTACAAAATTTATTATACCAGCATGGCTCTTGTATGGGTTCTGCTCCTGAATTTGTATCTAATAATAACTGGATGCGTGTATTAAATATTCTTATGCCAGATGTTTACGCGTCTATAATAAATGATAGTGATCAAAGTAAATTAATAAAAAAAATGGAAAATAATCCAGTTATGGCAGCTTATGGAATATATGAAACATGGAAATTGAGTAAAGTTAAATTTGCTGATATTAAAACATGTGAAATAGATATGTATTTACCTTCAAATCTGACGGACCAATTTAAAAGGGCAACTAATAGTTTGGATAAAGCACGAATTGCTCGAGAGCTTGTTGGACAATTGTTAGTTGCTCATGGCACTGGTTTACAAATAGCAGCTGAAAGTTTAGGATATTCTCAGTATGAATCTATATTAGAAAATGATATAACTAATCTAGGAGGTGTAACACTGATGAATTATTTTTCTTTATTTGCAAAGGCCATATATTTGATTAATATGTATGATAATATTCAGAGCCCGTCTAGCCGAAACATAAATAATATTCTTAGAGAGAGTGTTGAAATTTCATTTAATAAATGTCGCAAAATATTTAAAGATTACACTGGTAGACCTATATCTATCATATTAGATATAAAGTCTTCTGCCGTTACACCAGAAATGCTTAAATACATGATACCAGTAATGAATAATATAGGTATTCATGTGACACATCTAGGATCATTCAAATTTGACCAAATTAGAGATGTTAATGTGGGACAGAGGGTAGATAATATATCTTACGGGCCTCCTATACCAGTGAAATTTTTCCATTTAGCTGGAAATGTACAAAACGCATGTTTAACGAACAAGATAGAATTAAATGATACAGTTAGTTTCAATATAGGAAGTCTGATTACATATGATAGATACGCTAGAGGAGAAGCTAAGAAAAGATCTTATACCATACTTTCATCTACAATAGAACAATTGAAGGGTTTTAAAGATTTTTATAATTTGCATATTTTTGGTTATATACAAGAATTTGATATTGATGAAAGAGCTGCCACAATGTTGATTAATCTTGTAAACGCACGACCTGATATTTTCGATAGTGGTTTTGCATGGGGGAATGTAAATAATAAGAAAATCGCTGGTGAAATTGATCCTGCACTTTTTGACGCAACAACTGGGATGTCTACACAAATACTTGTCGGATCTTTCTGGGATAACAATTTACCTTTTTATAGTAGAACAGCGGTGAGTCAGGATTCTATTGTTCATAGAGTTAATTCAACCGTTGCTCCCGTAACATCAGTTGATTTGGATCAAATACAAGTGAATAGAAACAAACTTAAAATAACATTACAACTTAATTCTAGTTGTAACTCTACTTATAATTTTGAATTACTTATTCCAGGGTGGGTAAGAGATACAAGTGTATTCAGTAATACCCTTAGTCTGAATAATACTGTTACATTAGTCTGGACCAATATAGAAAATGACAATTATTTCGTTCAGATTACAAAAAATAGATTTTGTGGTATATCTGGTACAGTAATGTATAATACTGAGAGGTAATTTCACTAGACTTTTTTACATTAGGTTTCTTCCTCGTCAGAGACTGAGAAGGAAGGAAAATTATAATTTTTATCTCAACATAAAAATTATTCTATGTTGAGATAATAAAGGATGGACATGAAGAAGATATTAAAAGATCCACTTACGTGGATGATCATACTCATTATAATCGGTCTAATAATGATAGCTGTATTGTCTAAAGGCGATGATGGACCACAACCCATAACTTGCAAAGATGATGAAACCAGAACTAGTTGTGATGGGGAGATAGTCTGTGCACCTAAATGTAAAGACGACATGTACTTCAACTGTGCAACCAGAAAGTGTGACTGTAAGAGTCCTAATAAATTATGTGAAGGGGGTACTGTTTGTTGTACCGTCTGTGACAATGATATTTGTTGTGCTGCAGATAACCAAATTTCAGTTGATGGAAAAATTAGCTGTTGCCCACCAGGTACATCACCTGATAGTGATACGAAAACCAAATGTCTGACCACATGTGGTCTTGAAGGCGGACCTTGTGAAATAAATCAGACATGTAATAAGTTAACTGGGTTAACCAAAGAGAGTTATGACAATATGATAAAACAGCATTCTTCAGAAAAAACATGGAGAGGTGGTAAGTGGGATGATATCAGTAAGACAGGAGAAGTTTACTTTTGTTCGGATCCCCCTAAATGTATGTGGGAAGAATCACAGGCATTACCTCATTCAGTTGGAGATGCTTATCCTAATTATGATATGTCAGCTCTAGGAGGAGAAGGATTTAATAGTTTATGTCTTCCTAAGGACGGAGATACAAGCTGTTATGGTAAAGCTAAAAGTACATGCGATAGTAGTAAGTGTGATTGGGTTAATATACTGGATAGCTACAGTAAAGATACAGATGGATCATTTGAGAAAAAGTTAAATGAATGGAATAATTATACAGGAAAGAGTATTCTCGGGTATTATTGTGGTGACAACACTACCCCATGGGGACGTCTGGAAAAAGCAAGGAAGGATCCTGCAAGTACTGGATGTAAATGGCAAGATTGTTATAATAGACTTGCAAATACTGGTACTGTAGATATATTATGGGATGAACAGACGAATACATGTAGTTCTCTGAAAACAGGAAATACAACGGGAGGAATTCAGAGTCTTGTTAAGTGTAAAGGTCCAGGTGATCCTTGCTCTTCATGTACCAAGGAAGGTGAATATGCTAATTGTATACAGTGCAACAAAGAAGGAAGTCCTTGTAAGGAATGTGAAGGAGTAGGTGATTATGTTCCTGTTAATAATTGTACATCTACAACTGGATGGAAGTTTGAAGCCTGTAAATCTGGTAATAATAAAGTTATGAAATATGATGCGACAAAAGGAGCTAATAGTGGAAACTGTCCTTGGGGTTGTAATGACCCGAATAGTCAAGAATGTATCGATACAATGTCAGATCCTGCTCAGAAGGAAGTAGAAGGACAAAAATTAGGTGGAACTAGCGAAGCTTGTTTTAATGATGGTCAGATAAAGAATGACGAACCTAATTATTGGAGAGCACAAATTCCACCTACTTCTGTAAATGCATGTGACGTAGATGATGGAAATTACTGTCAGAATCCAGGAAAGGCAATATGTACCTATTCTAAAACACCTTGTGGTGAGGGAGAACAAGGATGTTATGCTACAAAATCAGATTGTGAACGACGTAACAATTGTAAACCAGGATGGATAAGGAATAGTGAGGGAACAGATTGTAATGTTTTCAAATGCTCACAGAATGGTGATTTAGTTAATAAGGATGTCCAAGCAGGTACTATAGCCGAAAATGGAAAAGATTGGTTTCATGTTAATGATTATGAAGGAGCATGTATTAGAACGAATCCTAAGGTAAATCCAAATGAAAAGAAATACTGTAAATATAATGGATTGTTTGGCTGCGATTCTAACCACCCTAGTGAAGATGCGATAGGGAAAAATTACTCAACAAAATGTAGTGGTGGGCAAGACTTGTATTGCGCAGGATCAGCTACGGATACTTTACCTTTTTTTGTTGGGAAAGCTGGTGGTCCAGAATATAAATTCTGTTATCAATTAAACGAAAAACCTTATCCATTCCAATCAGGTGATTTGTTTACGGTAGACGACAATACTAAACCATCTGATACACATTGTATCTGGGGAGGTCCATATGATAGTGGTGACGTTACATACCCTGGACTTCCAATCGATAAGCCTGAGGATGGAGTTCCAAAATATCCTTAAATTTTATAAATACTATATAATTTATTTTTGTTTATATCAGTAAGATATAAACAAATCAGATATTAGTTTACTTTACAGCACAGAAGTCAGGAACGGCATAACTACAGATAATGTATAAAGAAGGAGAGGTCAGGCAAAAGAGGAAGTGGATAGCTCTGGAATCAGGATCCTTCTTAGAACACTTCCGAGCTCTAATGATAGCCCAGATAAACAGTGTGAGCCAGATGAGGAGAGCAGCGAGCGTAACCACAGCTGAATTAGAAGAATCAGAGTCGGAGTCAGAAGATCCCTTGGCAGAATTAAGAGCGAGAAGTTCAAGCATTTATATGTAAAAAAGATTTTTTTCGTTCAGAATAACAATCAATCGTTTCTTAAGACTACTCTAGTTCTCAACACCTTCAATCTGAATGGGGTCATCAACTGTATCCTGTGACTCATTCGACTTCTTACCATTAAACTTTTTCCGTGGTGTGTTCTCGATGTATAGCCATGTGTAGAAGACATTGTAGATGTCGTTCTTCTCGTGCCAGCTTGAAACATTCTCGTCATGGTCACCCCAAAGGTTTGTGTACGCGTCGACCATATCCTCAGTTATACCGCGTTGCTTCTTGTTCCTAATACTCTTGATCTTCCAACATACAGAACAGTTACCGCAATCTGGGTCGCCCGAAGATTTAAACTGCTGATCCTTCTTTCCACCCTTCTTTACAAGATAAGAATGCCCACAATTTTTATGCTGTATAAGGCTAGATCCAAGATATAAACGTCTTTGAAGTGCCGAGCGATTATCAGATAGCTCGTCCTGGGAATAAGGACGAGTAGGGGGTACATATTCTTCATTAACAATAGATTTTTGTTGAGGGTTCATGATAGTATTTGTTTTTATTGCGCACAGGTCTTTAGATTACTCAATTTTAATTTATTGTCACAATTGTATTATAAGTTTCTAGAGCAGCTATGATATTTCCACGCGGTTGATAGTCATCTGCTGTTTTCTTTAATGTGTGTAGCATTGTTACAGTGATTGGATATTTCTGACACGAGTAGATACTTGCGTTTTCCTGGACATTATTACGAATGATTGGTGTGGTAAGAGGTCCAGACATCTTCGGTTGATAACCATGTGTTCTTATATTTTCTTTAGAAGGTAAGGTCCTTGTCTGTATGGATACCCATTTTAGGTCTTTGAGTGGTTTTTCTGTACCTATTGGGCTTTTATCATCCTTAATGATTGCTATAATGTATCTACACTCGTTGGATAGTAAACAGTATGCTTTACACATGTACATGCTATGTACTGAGTCTGGGTTTGAAGTTTTACTCATCATAGGTTGATTGAAATAGTCACTAAAATCGTTATACATCTGGTTCCTAACGGGTTCATTATAATCGATGTCTTGTAAGATTTGTCCATACTGAGCCATTTTGTTTTGAGGAGTTTTTTTTTTAAGTATAGATAATAAACAATGGATTCCACTGAAGATAAATATAAGATCGGGTATATTAACCCTAAAAATAATACCTCTCGTTTGAAGCAGGGATTACCTCTTCAAAATATCAGCAGTAGCTGTGTTTCTTATCCTGATGGAAAGTGTGATAGAGCGCGTATGTACCCTATCACACCACATTACCCTGGGGTGAATGGGTGTAGTACGGAAATTAGTTACAACAAGTGTCTGTGAGTATTCTTGCTACCTCTTTTGCGTTTTTGTTGATAGTTAGATCTGACAGATCTGTGTTTTTTGCGAACTCTTTGAGAGTAATATCCATCTTCTTCTCGCAAATCCAGTAGTATATAAGAGACGCAGCAACTGATTGTGGTCTTGCTCTGTTAAGTTTGGACGATCGGTTCTTGACACTCATATAGAGTTTCACGACCTCATCTTTTTGTTCATCAGTTGCCTTAAATTTGTCCATGATATCACAAATAATGTGTTCTGGTGTTATGAAAGTTGTGTGGATAATTGAGTCTTTTGGGGTGTTAACATTCACTATTTTCATACCCTTGAGACCAGTTTTCCTAGTGAGTCCGAACATTTTAATGAGATTTTCTGGTGTTTGGTGATTTGATGACATCTTATACGCATGGTAAATACAAGCGAAAACTATAGCTTTCCTTGAGTTTCCTCTGTAAATCTGTCCCTTAGTACACTGTGTATACAGTTCATCTGCTTTTGATATTATAGTGTCACTGAACCCCATATTCTCCACATCCTTGTTGATATTCCTTTCTTCGGACTTTCTCATCTGAACCCTGTTAGGGTCGGAAAATCTCTTACTATCCGACGGTCCGTAGTACCTCCATTCCTTTTCATGCGTAATGTTACGTTGTATTTCCTCTCCGCAATCTGTACATAGTACTATTCCATTCTCTTCAACTATGTCACAGTGTGGGCAATTATCTTGGTTAACAGTCGCCTCTTTCTGAGGGACTATTGTCTCATATTCGGCTAGTGCCTGTTCAAATAGTGCAAATTCGGCCATCGTTACTGTAGATTTAGTTATAACAACATTTTATTTTATGAATTTCAATTTGAAAGCTGTGGATATACTACTTTAGACCAGTATTAGTCAGAGGCATAAAACTGATAAATTTTTACAAAAAACTTGCTAACTAATAAATGTCAACTAAGCCTAACATACTACTGGATCTAGATCAAACAGTGATATATTCAGAACCAGCCGAAAATTTTGACTTCGAGGGAAATGCCGAGAAGATGGAGAAGATACCCCATACGGATATGGAAGGTGTATATGTAATCTTCGAACGTCCAGGGTTGCAGACATTCCTTTCGTATCTCTTTGAGAACTTCAATGTATCCATTTGGACAGCTGCGAGTAAAGATTATGCATTGTTCATTACAAAAAATATCATATTGAAAGAGCCTTCAAGGAAGGTAGACTGGATCTTTTTCTCTTATCACTGCGAAATCTCTAAGAAAAGAACTGGTCGTAGTAAATCCCTGAGTATACTTTGGGATATTTATGAAATCCCTGGATATTCCAAGAAAGATACAGTGATTATAGACGATAATTCTGAAGTGTTTGATACGCAAAGGGGTAACTGTATAGTGGCCGAACCATTTGTATTCTCTCAAGAAGGTAGTGAGGACGATGATTACTTTCAGCGATTATTGCCTCAATTGATGAAGATGAAGAAGTATATTGATAATAAAGAAGGGATTGAACCCGCAATGAATGTCAATATAGCTATTAAGAAAACTTAATTCTGATTAATTACTTAAGTGAAAAATACTTAAGTAACTAAAATGTCTGGTCTCTACATACTGAATGGCTTTTTCGAGCTATCAGCTCCAGACTCTCTTTCCTTTTGCATTGCCATTGCTTGCGCCATTAGATCACCAGCCTTTTTAGTATTTGCGTCTTGCGAGCCACTCTCATTAGTCATTCTGCTGAGGTCTCTGTTCTGTTCGAATGGATCTCCGAATTCGTCAGATTCTGAGACATCATAACCACCTGCACCGCTTCTAATAGCAACAGGCGGTCTCTTGGGAAGAGTAGTATCATCGTCACTTTCACTGTCTTCACTCAATACATCAGTGACTGGTGTCTTCTTATCGGCATTTTTCTTCTTTTTCTTGTTCTTAGGGGGAGGGATATACTCGATAGAAGAATCCGTGTCAGAGTCAGAGTCAGAGTCTTTGTTAGTTTGCCGAGAAGGTTGTTTACTAACAGGAGGGGGTGGCTTAGTAACAACAGGAGGGGGTGGCTGAGTAACAACAGGAGGAAGATTTGTTTGGATTATGTTTTGAACCCAATCAAAGGCTCTCTGACCTTCGTATTGTTCAACACTTCCATCTGTTCTGGCAATTAGAATGCAGGGGACACTAGCTACATTTATGGTTTTAGATTTGGCGATTCGTTGCCGAACCTTATCGTTATCAATACATACAGGTGTTAATCCAGTAATACCAGCAAAGTCTATAGGAGCTTTTTCTAGAATTCCCATGAGTTGTGTTGAATACGGCGAGTATTTACTGAAAAGAATAGTGCAAAATTTGGATTCCATCGTTTATGTTGTGAGATTTCTGTTTTAAATAATATTCTCTCTAACAATAAAATGGAATACGCAACTAAGATTGACGGATCTATCTGTAACAATGAGTTCATAAAGCATGTAGGATTTAGTACACAAACTAATCCTTCGATTGATGGTTATTTCAGTCAAAACACCGTTAACATTATATCAAAGAAAGTTACTGAGTTGTTGACGGGTGTTGACCCACAGAATCGCCCTATTGTTGTCCCTGACAAGACAATATGTAGTGTCATGAGCGACATATACTCCTCTTTCCGCCCGCCTACGGGTGATATATTTAGTAGGTATGTTGTTCCATCTGGAATGGGTAACGAGAGTTACATTCAGAGTATGATTGACCAGGTTATTGAGGTTATAACTATGGATGTGAAGACTAATCTTGGAATGGAGGAGAATAATAAGAAGCTCACCGTATGGTCCACTCTTCTCGGAGATTTCAACGAGCAGTCTCTTAGATCTCATCCACCTATAAAGATAAGGAATAGGAGACCTAACGCTATGCAGTTTAACATGAACTACTAATTTTTTCTTTAATACAGATAAAGGAATGTTGTCTGAAAAAAATAAAAAATTACTAGCAGCGCTGTTTATGCTTTTACTTGCGTCAATATCATGTATTATACTGGTAAGCAGTGCAAAAGGTTGTGGGTGTAATAGTGGTAATCCTCAACCAGAGCCATCTGACAAGGTTTTTGAGGATACGGCACAAAATTTTATAAAACTTAAGAGTGATCTTAAGCAAATGGTTGACAAGACCATCGGTTCAGACTCTTCGTCAATTATCTCAAAGAGTATGAGCATGGACCCTCAGAAAATCCTGAGTTGTGTAAAGAGTAAGATGAAAGCCAATGGTATGAGGTCTTACAGCTTCAACATGAGCGGTGATAAGCTTGATGCACCTATTATAGCAATGCATGAAACAAACCCCAAAATTTTCTCTATTTTGTCCGAATGCGACTTCTTAAGCCTTGTGGGACGTGTTATAGCTATAGCTGCATGGGCTACCAACAGTTCTGACAAGAGTAAGGAGAACCTTATTATATTCTTGTCTTGTATTGATAGAATTAACTGGGGAAGTATAGACACATGGAATGATCTGTCTAATGGTGAAAATAGTCCTGTTATGAAGTGTATGAAGTAATTTTGTAAAACATAAAAGGTGTTTTACAACGATAATTTTAAAATTTGAGCTTCTCTTCGTAAATTGTACCAATAGATTGAAAATCTACAGTATCACGGTATGTACCGTGTGTATCGTATTCTATCTTATTAAAGCCTTCTCTGAACCTTATAATGTTCAAAAACCCACCATACTGATCTAATGTTCTCCAGCTAGGTGCTGGTACTATAACAGCATTATTAATACCTGTGATATCACTGTAAATCTTTCTGAGAAGGCACATCGAGTTGTCGTACAAACGATTATGCTTATTCGCGTGTATATAGGCAGAACAACAATTGAAAGAACAAAAAACTCCATCTGTCTCGTAATAGTCACCCTTTCGCTTTGAAATTCCTTCCATGTCAGAAACTTCAGTATCGCTAGTTACATCCTCCTTGATTGTGTAAAAATCTCGGCTAATATGAGAATAGTAATTCTTTACTGCCTGGTTCGGTATGTAATTGATAGGGCAACCGATTGGTCGACTTTCAAAAGGATTTCTACACCAATAACAGCAGTATCGGAGAAGATTTACCTCTTTGCCTGAATCGAAGTCTATCATCGATACATTGCACGAATGAGGTTTCTTCGCCTCATCCAAGAAAGATATAATCTCAGGCGTTGTCTTGTTTATATTCAGTTCTGAGAGTCTAGTTGTGTTATGCGATATAACTTCATTTATTTCATCTCTCTCAGGTACGTGTATCCCATACGTTGTATTTATTCTTGATATGTCCAGATCGGTGAGAGTGAACGAATATTTAGACGACGGCTTTGGCATTTTCTAATTATTGGTAATCATACAGACTAAAAATCAAATTTAAATTGTCTGTGCTAATTATAAATGTTGACGTGTCAGAAAAATAAACTGTGGATCGAAAACATTTCAAACCTGTTTTGTGATACGAGTCTAATTCCTTTAGAAGGCATGAGTCTAGCTGAACAAATGAATGCACTTACAAGGCTAGTTATAATAGTATTTCTGATTCTGTTTCTACTTGGATACGAACAGAGCATTTTATTTCTATTTCTTTCCTTGCTATTTATAATTATTCTGTTCTATATACAAAGTAAGAACATGGAGAACTTTACGATGACTAAACCTTCAACCAATACAACTTGTACTCAGGGACAGCCTACTTCACAGAGATTCTGTAACGATACTTTCCAGTTGGATAACAGTTCAACTGGTGCTTATAATAATCCTAGATATATGTCTAACAATCAGAGATTGGTTGGTGGACCCAATCCAAAAACTCTGATTCAGCCTATCATAGCTCCCCGCTTAGCTGATCTCAGTTACTGGAAAGCTAACAATACAGTTACATACCCAATGATTAATCAAGAGACTAACACAGATTTCCATCTTTCTGGATATACTGTTAGTAAGAATACCAAGGAGACTTGTGTTGATCAGTTTGGAAACATTTGCGAGAGTCAACCTGTTGAGAATTTTACGATTCCCACAACCAATTTAGGAGATGTTAATTTGGGCGGGAGTACCCCAATTATACCTAATGTGTCTACGCTTAACCTTACCCCTTCTGAGGAATTGGCTAGACAAAGGAAGATAGCTGCAGCTAGACAACAGGAGTTAGAACGTCAACAAAGAGAAAGGAAACTTACAGATATTGTTTCTAGACCTCCTCCGACCACAACTACTCGTACCCCTCCTACAAAGGTCCCTCCTCCTCCCACAACTACTACTACCGAGGAGGCGCCACCGCCCGCAAGACGAGATCCTCCTTACATGATCCCGAATAGACCTTACATGATCCCAGAAGATACCCAAGATGTGAATGTTGCGTGTGGATATGACAAGGAAGCTGTTTCTAACAATCTTCCTACTAATTATCTTGCTACTACTGGTATGCTTGACCCTAACATGGCTAAGTATAACAAGAACCTATTCACGAATACTCTGCAGCCTGGGTTGTACACTACTAGTCAGGTCAACCGCCCTATTAACTCGAATATTGGAATTTCTTTCACACAACCCGAGCAACCAACTACAAGGAAGGTTGATCCCAAGACTGGTCAGATAACTTTCGTACAGCATGATCCAAATATCTTTGAACCAGAGGTTGTCAAGGAGCAGCCAGAAGATATTGCTACATATAATGTGTTTGACCCCAGGTACTCTGGATATGGTACATCTTACCGTTCCTACGTTGACCCTACAACTGGTCAACCTAGATTTTACTATGATGATGTTGATGCTATCAGAAGGCCTAACTATATCACGAGGAACGCGATAGATTGCCAGGAATTTGGTGATAAGTATGGTCCTATTCCCGAAGGACAACAGTTTGGTAACCCTAACACATCTGATGTTAAGGGTCGTGCAAACCAGGCTTTCCTTGATAATTCGCTTACATTCCGTAGCGAGCTTCAGCAGACCATGATGCAGAAGGCTATGGACAGGCAATGGCAAAAGCGTATGGCACCTATTTCTACGTCTTCTCAGCGTATGATGGGTGGAAGTCTCAGATAATTTTCTAATATTAGTAAAAATATTAGAATAAGATTTACTTAGTGAGTCCATGCCATCTGGGTTCATATCTTTCCTGATTCATTTTACGCATCTGTAAAGACATGAGATCCTCGCGGTGGGCCGTACTATCATGCATCCAAGAAAGGCAATCTCCGCATTTAGGATCATTTACTGGATCACAGCAATCTTGTGTTTTGCGCTGGTACTGGGGTTTCACAGCTCCCATGGGATCAACATAGAGAAATCCCTTCGTTTCACTTGGAGTCGTAAAGTTAGGCTTGAAATATGCATCCATTGTATCAGTGTCGGTATAGTATTGGATCTGCCCACCGTCAACATCTGAATACTTCTGGTATTTTTGCCCATATCCGTTCAAAGATTTATCGAATGGTATGTTAGCAAGATCAACAGTTCCTGAAACAGGAGGTGTGTTAAGATTCATGTACTGTCCACTGTGAAGAACTCCAATAAGTCTAGGATCATGAGAAGTACTTTGATAAGTCTCGCCACTGCATCCAGGTGTTTTACAAGAAATAGGTTTGAACCTCTTATCTAATACATAAGGGTCATTGAGAACAGTGATAACACTTTTTGTATCACGAGGTTCAATGCCTTGACGGAACGGAGTGTCGCTGACAAACCCATATATATCCTTAGGGAAAACACAGCTTCTCACGGACATGTTAGTTGGGTATCCAGGCATCTGTTCCTTGTATTTTTCGATCCCTTCGCAAGGTAAAGATTTAGCATAATTGTTCTGTCGTGCCATTTATTGTTTAGCAGTCTTTTTTATTTTCAGTTTATAATAAATGTGTAGTCAGGCAATAGCAATATTTAATGATGAACAAATCAAAGGATCTGTGGTGTTTCACCAGTGTGAAGGCGAGAGAGCAACAAAAGTTACATTTGATCTGCATGGATTAGAACCTAATAGAAAGAGAGCTATTCATATTCATACATATGGAGACATGAGTAATGGATGTAAATCTCTAGGTGGGCATTGGAACCCAAGTGGTAACACACACGGAACAATTCATATCAAAGGTATGGAAAGACATGCAGGGGATTTAATTAATAATTTCATAACCGATCAATATGGTCGCTTTAATTATTCTTATGTTGACAATATGATCAGAGTTAAAGGTCCTCAGAGTATAGTAGGTCGATCTGTCGTTATTCACGATGGTGCAGATGATTTAGGTTTGGGTAATAACCCAGAGAGTCTGATAACAGGAAATGCAGGTAACCGCTTTGCCTGCGCTGTTATCGGACTATCTAACATGGAAATATAAATTATCTCGTATTTGTGTTATTCGGGAACTTCTCTGTTTCTGTATACTCAAGTTGCTTGTCAATGAGGTCTATATGTGTAAGCAAGATTCGCCTACAACAGTACCTCTTCAAACCAAGTTTATCAAGAGCATCCCCTTCTTGTATACCATTCGAAAGCATATTCTGGTACGTCTCCCACTTATTCCCAACCACCTTATTGCAGGTGTAACATCTAACAGGTATGAGGCACATTGTCTATTTTTTGACATAGGACTTGATCTTGATAATCAATTTAATCTTGTATGAAATTTTCATACAATATTATAAATGACCAAGCAAATTTTGATCGCTATTGCTGTTTTACTTATCTGTGATTTGTTGTGGATATATTTGTACATGGGTGGACAATACTCTAGACTTGTAAGAAACATTCAGGGCTCTGAAATGGTTGTTAATCCGTTGATGGGAGTCCTTGCTTACCTGCTTATGATAGTTGGGTTAGTTTTGTTTGTTTTACCTCGTATTCGTGAGGGTCATGAATTGCAGGATAGTCTTATGTATGGTTTGATCTTTGGAATTGTTCTGTATGGTGTTTATGACTTTACTGCTGGTGCTGTTTTGAAGAATTGGGATGTAAAATTGGCTGTTACTGATGTTATGTGGGGAGGAATAGTCTACTTTATGGCTGCATATGTTGGAACGATTATTGCTAACAGCTGGCAGTGATTTGTATTTTCAGACAAGTGGCTTTGAGCTCGTCGATGAGGAGTTTACTAATGTAAGGTATATTGACTTTTGACACCTTATCGGTATCACAAGCCTGACACTTCGTGTGGGTAGTTGCGAAGTTTCCGCAGCAATTGCACACCATCACCTTATATTCATCTGACTGTTCGCAAAGACGTTCCTTGAGGAATTTCGATGCACCATGAGCGATCATTGCATCTCTCTCCATCTCTCCGAATCGAAGACCTCCATCCCTAGAGCGACCTTCTAGAGGCTGTCTGGTAAGAGTTGTAACAGGTCCCTTAGCTCTGGCATGAATCTTGTCAGAAACGAGATGTTTCAGTCTCTGATAATAAACAGGTCCGATAAACACTTCTCCTATTGGTTCCCCAGTAAAGCCATTGTACATCATCTCTGTTCCAGAACCATTGTACCCGTTCATCTGAAGCCTCTCACATATTTCCTTGGAAGTATCCATACTCGAAGAAGTGAATGGAGTAGAGTCTCCATAAGTTCCTTCGATAATACAAGACTTTCCAAGAACACATTCCATGAGCTGATTAATAGTCATGCGACTAGGAATGCAATGAGGATTGATGATGATGTCTGGCACTATCCCTTCGGCTGTCCAGGGCATATCCTGTTGAGCATATACCATACCACATGTTCCCTTCTGAGCAGCTCGACTAGCGAACTTGTCACCGATCTCAGGTATCCTCTCAGTACGAATAACAATCTTGACGAGCTTGTACCCATTAGGTGTAATAGAAGTGAAGATTCGATCGATATATCCTTCTTCTCCCTTCTTGACAACAAGACTACAATCAGTAATATCTTCATCTCCTGCCTTGTTTGTCCTAACAGCAATCTTTCCAATGATAACGTCTCCCTTCTGTACGTATACAGCTCCTCCATCTGGGTGACGAGTCCTAATCACACCGTGTTCGTCAAGAAGCCCATAGTTTACGTCAGATCTGCGCTTATCGAGAGGAGGAGTTCCTATCTTCTCATAGTTGTAAGAGCCCTGTTTCTTCTCCTCGTCCGTGTGGGTTCTATAGCTAGTAGCCCAAAACAATCCTCTCTGAATAGCACTGTGGTTAACGATAACTGAATCTTCCTGATTGAAACCAGTGTAACACGCAATTGCTACTATAGCATTAATACCAGAAGGCATCTCACTGAAGCCCATGAAGTTGGCTGGTTTAGTACTTACTAAGGGTCTCTGAGGGTAGCTGAGTACATGTGAGATTGTATCAGCCCTTATGAGGTGAGAAAGAGCGAACATGCTCATGGCCTGTTTTCCCATGGATGCCTGGTAACAGTTTCTGGGTGACTGAGAATGATCAGGAAATGGGATGATAGAGGCCATAACACCTAGCATCATGGCTGCTGCGATCTCACAGTAATCATTGTGGTACTTTTTGAGTTCATTCTGGTTGAACGCGACTACTGCATTGTTGATCTCTGAGTTATCGACATATCTGATGAAGCCTGCTTCCACTAGTTCGTCCCAGTTGGTTCCGTCCTTTTCGCTGATTCTCAACTTGTCTCCGTTTACTGTAAAAACTGGACGAAGAAGACGACCTTCATCAGAAAGTACATTGATCTCGTCGTCAATGTCATCATAGCTGATAGAAACATCATAAGGGAAGAGATTCGATTCTCTGAGAGACTTGAGCTCTTCCACCAGTTCTTCAGGCTCTTCGGTCATCCCCATAAGAATTCCGTTGAGGAAAATCTTAGTTTGGTCGTTGGTAGAATTATACTCTTTGATGGATGTAATTTTATCACAATGTTTGAAAACATCCTTCATTAAAACAGTGGGGTAGCGTTCAGAGATCGTGGTTAGAAGAGAGAAATTAAGTACTGTACCAACTGGCTGGCCTTCTGGTGTCTCTGAAGGACAGATGAACATGATCTGTGAGGAATCAATCTGTCTGATTTTGGAGTTTTTGGCCTCTTTTCCTACTGGGATGGAAAGTCGTCTGAGATTAGAAAGTGTAGCTCCATAAGAGAGCCTTGAGAGGATCTGAGAGACTCCAGGTCTAATGTAGCTATTCTTCGGAACTCCCCAATTACCAGTAGAGAAGCAATGCTTCAGTCCACTGGTGATGATAGTTAGGCGTGATATGACTGAAATTGCGTCTGGATGAGTAACATTTTTCTTGTCAAAAGCCTGAATGATGGCATCTGTGTATTTCTTGAAAAGTTGTCTGACGAGTTCGTGGCAGAGTATCCCAGCTGATTCGATCCTTTTGAACATGTAGTTGTCTCGGTCATCCTCCTTTCTGATTCCAATGGACGTAGATAGAAGCTTATTGACGATACGACCGAGAAAGTAAGCAGTCTCCTTGTTGGTGGCGGAGACTCCCATATGAGGGAAAAGTTCGTTCTCTACTACCTGCTTTGCGTAATCTCCCTTCTCCATGTCCTTGAGGATATGAAGTGAATAGTTTCCGATGTAGTTAAGTGCGTTTTCTTGTGAAGATTTGTTTTTCCACTGTAATTTGTCTTCATCGCTCATGTTTTCCCATTCACTTGTAACCTGTGTACTGTTTTTTGTATTTTGTTTGGAAGAAAAGTAGTCGAAGCCGTCGGTGTGGTCATCCACAACAAAAGAGTCTCTGATAATGAGTCTGATGTATTTTTGGGCGCTATCCAATTCAGTCATCCCGATAAAGTCGGATATCTCTTTCTTTGTGTGATAACCAAGTGCCTTGAAGACAATACCGACTGGGATAACCTCTTTGATGTAAGGAAGCGAGAATACGATAGATCTGTCGTCCTCTCCTATCATCGCCTTCAAAAGAGCAGAATGTCCAGTTTCTTCAGACATGCTCCTAATCTCTGCAATAAACTTGTAACGCTCACCGCTCTTCTGTCCAAAAACCATGGGAATATTGTAAACTCCTCTCATCTGAGAAATCAACACACGTTCTTTTCCCTTTACCAAAAAGTAACCTCCCTGGTCGTGTTCACATTCTCCAGCTTTGATACGTTCCTGAGGTGTCATGTTGTTTAGGTAACACCTACTTGATCGTAACATGATAGGGATCCTGCCGATAACAACGCGATTATGACTGACGACGATTGGTTCCTTTCCTTCATTTGTGACAACCTCTGTAACTGTGGCGTATATGGGAGAGTCATATGTAAGATCTCGCTGTCTTGCTTCCGAAGGGTAATATCCCCTCAATGTCCTGTCTTCTTCTGTGATAGTGGGATTCGGGACGTAGATGTCCGAAAATGATATTCTGTAGTTGTCTTTGATTTTGATTTCTCTCTCATGTGTCATTATTTTACCTAAACCATGATTGATAAAGCGATCGAAGGAGCTGGTCTGATGTTGGACGAATCCCTTTGTCTTGAAGTGTTCTCCAAGAATATTCCATGTTTGTTCTTCTGACAGTTGATTACTCATACTCTGGAATTTTATTAGAAAGTTGTCTAAAAAATTCAAATTGGATTTTTCATGCTACTAAAAAATAGATATTCAAGGACATGTCATTTAAATCAGAAACTATAGTATATACTGACGGGTCGTGTTTGAAGAATCCTGGAGGTCCGTCTGGGTGGGCGTTCGCTATAATAGGAAAAGATCGTATATGGACAGTTCAGGGGTCAAATCCTTCATCTACTAATAATAGAATGGAGTTGGAAGCGGTTATTGAAGCTCTGGAATTCTGGGGTGAACCAGGATCTTATAAAATATATTCTGACAGTCAACTAGTAATAAAGTGTGCTAAAGGTGAGTGGAAACGTAAATCTAATTTAGATTTGTGGGATCGATTTGATATGGCGATTGAAGGGAAAAGTGTCTCGTGGGTCTGGGTTAAGGGTCATAATGGAGATGAGTATAATGAGATTGTGGATAAACTCGCAAGAGAAAGTGCAAATAATGTAAAAAATAAAATGTTGTAGACTAATAAAAATGGATTATAAGTCTGCTTCTTCTACTTACGCTACCCTTTCTAGCTACAACGGCGCTTCCGCTATGGGAGTTGCTGTTCCTCAGGGAACTGTTTCTGGATCATATGTTGTCCCCAGCTACGGTGCCATTGGTTACTCGGCGCTTACCCACGGATCCACTACTCCTAGCGCTTCTGGATACTTTGGAATCCGCCCTGCTTACAAGAGTGATGATGGATCCTGCAAGACCCAGTTCAGCAGGAGCCCCTGCATGTAAGCAAATACCTTAACTTTTAATACGTCATAATGTTTGTATTATAAGTTTAATAGAATCTGAATCCGTACTTCTGCTGACGAGGATATCCAGACTTCCTCTTGCTTCCAGTACCATCCTTATTCATCATCTTCAAACATAACATGAGAGCAATTATCGAAACAACAACCAGAAGAATTATCAGCCATATTGGGAATTGGCTGTTATCTTTAGGATCTTCGTCAGTGTATTTTTCAACCGTCTTACGCTGTTGACCCATCTTCATCTCTGGAACTTCAATAGCTTTACCATTCTTTTTGTAATACATTTATTATATACCTAGATTATATTTCAGCCAGCTTTGTAAAATTTTTTGTAATTGCGTCTATCATCACTGCATTGTCGAAACATATTTTATCGACCATTAACACAATATTCTCCTGTTTTGCTTTTACAGCCAATATATTACTAATAACGTCCTTTTTGACATTTCCGATACCTTCCATCTTTCTCTCATATGTAGATACCAGTTGAGCCTTCTCCATATCACTATGTATTCCCTTCAAGCTTGTGTCTGTTCTGTACCTCTCATTGATAGCAACGATCTTTTCAAATATATCGCTTTCCAGTATATTCAAGTCGTTCAATAGATTTTCTAGCTGTATAAGGTATGATGTGTACTTGTTCTTCTTTTGCATAGCTATATCAGACGAGGCTGATAGACTACCATTCTGTAATAGCATTTTCTGTAGATTTATAGTATGTTTATAATGATTCTTGTCAAGGACCTGATACAGACCTTGACGTATCGTGTTAATGTCAATCGAAACAGACTGTATTTTCTTGTATAGATTTTCTAGATCTATGGTGACAAGTAGTCTGTAATTATGGAGATTTTGTAAATTTTTAATCTCAAAACACTGAAGAGAATCATCCATTTGTATACAACAGATGAAATTACTGTAAGTAATACAGAGTTTATACTGTATGTTCTGGACACAGAACTTCAATCTCCTAAGCTGCCTGCATATTTCCCTTATATTCTTTTTATCATTTTTGTTAATGTCTTTGAGAGATATGGGATGGTTATATTTTTCTTCTAAAAATTCCTCCATATCTTCATGCTCACCGTCCTTGTATTCATCTGAGATCTCAACCTCATCATACGCCTTTTCTAACTCAAAATTGTCAGGATTACCAGCGTATTCTGTCGCAAGGTTATTATCTTCGTTTATTTCAACATCCTGCATTTCATATGTACATTCTCTGTTATCAGAGCTAATCTTATACTTGATTGGTATATAGAGCATAAAGTTATCTGCTGTAATTGTACTTAGAACCTCTATGTAGACGCATAGACGATCTACAGTAAGGATTTTCTTTATTATAAGGCCCTGGCGATTGAGGAGCCTTTCTAACTTACTAATAGAAAGAGCCATTTTAATGTGTGGCTTAATGGCTTAAAACCGTATTAAGGAAGTCATAAAATGTCTATGCCTCAACAAATGATGATGCCTGCTGCTCCCTCTACCCCGCCTCCTCCTATAGGAGGTGATGATATTGCAAATCTTCCAGTTGATTCAAATCCGTCGAATCATGCTGAATTGGAGATAGTAGATAGCTTGTTTCCCATGCAGAGCCTACCAATGCAAATTGTTGCCTCAGAAAGTAAGGATGCTATGTTAGTGGGGTTGCTTTTTGTTATTTTCTCCTTACCCCCGATTGACGATACAATCAAGAAGTTTTTGCCAGTGATGGAAAAAGCTCCTTATCTTCTTATATTCGTAAAAGCCATGGCTTTTGTAATTATCTTCTGGATATTAAAGAATTTCTATTTATCTAGGAAGTAACTCTTTTTTTGTACATAGGAAGTAAATATATGAAACCAACTATACAAATAGCTGACAAAATCATTGTAATCAACAGCAAAACAGTATAGTTAACTACTTTCTCCTTCTTACCATCATTATTTTCAGATTCTTTCATGATAAAGGAAGGTTTAAGAATTCTCAAACCAGTAAAAATTAGTAATGGTACCAATGAATAGTATACAACAGGTGAGTTCAGTTGCATCTTAGGAAGTTTAAGTTTACTACCATCTGTACCTGTGTTATCAGACTTGAATTGACTTACTTGTTGTGTAAGCCTTGCGATTGTATCATCGAAATCATCCATTTATAAAAACGTTATATTCGTTTTTATAATGGTTTAATAATTCTGTTCATCTTCACTCAACATCACATAATCAAATTCCCTATACATATTGTCCATATTTCTGGTTAGGCCACCATAAAACATTAAAAATACAATTATATTCAAAATAAGACCAATTATACCAGTCTCAAACATACCAATCTCAAGCAACATCACTGGACCAAATATGAATAGACAAACTGTCGCGGGACTTATGTAATTATGGAAAAAAGTGATTATACTAAAAAAGTTAGTCTTAAAGATTTCCTGAACTTTCTTGATATTATCACATACTTTATCACATACTCTATCAATAATATTATTAATAGTCTCGTACGTATCATCCTCTAAAAAATTTCGTACCTTAGATACAACTATAGAGAACTTAGTTGGGTCTTCCATGTAGTTCACAAAAAAGTCATCGCTTCTAATCACAAGCACATCATTCCTTCCATTCAACCAGCTTTCGTGCTTAACATTCAGTTTTTCCAGATAATCGGTTGGGATAGATGTTTCCTCTCCACGATTACGCTTCTTGATACGCTTTTCAACTACACTAGTATCACATTTCACGTAAATGTATTTGTTGATGTTCATTTTTGCTTTCTTGATGAAGTTAAACATCTGATCAAACAGCTCCTTATAAACAATCCATTCCATTTCGGTAATAGTACCATCATCTCTAAGAACCTGCGAGAAACACATCCTATCAGAGAACCAAGATCTTTCAATTATTATAGTATCCTTACAATCAGGATCAGCCATTTTCTCTTCAAGCTGCTTGATTCGAGTCATAAAAGCTCGACACTGAAAGATGAAAGCGTACCTACTAGAATCCTTGTAGAAAGACTCTAGAAGGTTTTCACCCCCCACATCCTGCCACTTCTCAATAGGTTCAAGCAGAAACTCAGCCTCTGGCATACGTTCCTTCAACATTCTTATAAGAGTAGTCTTTCCAGCTCCAATATTCCCTTCGACAGACACGATCTTCATTTTTGATTATTAAACACAAACAACGGTTAAAAAGTTGTTTTTATTTTTGAATCAAAAATTAAATTGATATTATACACAAAAGTTAGGCAATATAAGTAAGTTTTAGCTACGACAATGCCAAAGAACAAAAGTAAAAAGAATAAAGGGAGTAAGAATAGCAACGAGGTCGCGAAAAGGGACCTCGAATATAAGGAGCATATGGAAGAATATGCCAAGGTTACGAGTCTGTTAGGTGACAGAAAGCTGAATGTCATTTTACCTGATTCTAGCGAGAGTATGGCAATTATTCCTGGCAAATTCCGTAAACGACTTTGGATAAACGTGGGTGATGTCATACTTGTGGGTGTCAGAGATTTCCAGGACGGTAAATTGGATGTATTACATAAATACACCGATAAGGAGGTATTGGAACTTGTTAGACATGCAGAAGTACCAGCATTCTTCAAGGATAAGGAGGCTACAGCCCCTGATACAGTCGAAGACATTGGTTTCGATATTCAAGAAGATAACGAAGATATCGATTTTGATGATATTTAGATAGTATATGTAGAAAATAGATTTACACAGGAGGTTGCACTACCTTCCTGTTCATTAAGCTTATTCAAAGAAACATCTCTGAATACTTTTTGTAGATTTTTACGATGAGAATCTCCAACAACTATGATACATTCATTACTATCAAAGTTAGGTGGATTTCCGTTATTGAAAACTTCTCTTAGGATGAAGTAATCCATCACTTTCATCCATACATCCTTCAGTCTTTGCTCTATATCTTCCCCGCAAAGAGATTCTATATTATCTCTTAAGTTTTCGAGCTCTATTTTGATTTTTTCTACATAAGAGTACAAGAACTTGATTACATTAGGTGAAAACATGCAAGAGGGTAATTCAAAATACGCCATATTCATAAAAAACGGATTGATAAGTCTATCGTCAATCTCTTGGTATGTAAAATTTCTCATACCCCCCGTTATAGAGTGCTTGTTGACCAAAATGACCGATAAATGAAGATCTATAATCAACAGGACGTATCCTATCAGTATTAGAATCAGATTGTATGCGAGAAAAAGTATCTTTTATAACATCTGAATCAATTACGAGCGGGCTATTACCTTTGTTATATTCCAATAATACCAAAGCATTGTTGTTCTCTTTTAATCTAGTAGCACAATACTCGGATATAGTAATCGAAGGTTTTGCGCATTGGAAACTGTTCATGTGAAACTCACTTATGACTGTTATAAGGCGTTCGTTGAATAGATATTGTCCTAAAGCTACTGCGCTATCTATATTCACAGATGATTCTACAAATATTGTGTTGGGCATTTTTATATTTATTGGTTATTTTTTGTGTTTTTAATAACATAATTTTCTGATATTTGTTAATATCGGAAGATATTTACCTGATACGGAAAGATCTCGTACCTCTTCTGATAGGTGTTGTGTTAATAGGACGAATAGCTCTGGGACGAATAGGACTTGGTGTGGGACGAATAGGTCTACGCCTTATAGGTCTGTGTCTGTAAGGTCTATACCTGTAAGGCATGTTGTAATAATACAAGGACTGGGGGTAGTAGTAAGGCATGTAAACATTATCAGATTCAGGTTTAATACAAAGTTCCTCACAGTTTTCTTTACTAGTGAACTTTCCCTCTTCAGCCCTTATGCATTTATAATCAGAGGTACAGGCCCAGTTTTTAATCTCCTCATCATCTTCGCTTTCCTCGTCTTCCTTCTCGATTTGTAATTTTTCTTTTATCATCTTCTTAACCTCGTTATTACAGACATCCATACATTTTTGCTGAGTAGCATAATCTCCGTCTGTACCGTACTCACAACCATTTTCTGTGCATTTCCACCCACTAGTATCTGTATTAGAAGTAATTATGGCAATTATGGCCGCTAAAAGAGCTAAACCAAGTATGGCTATTAAGATTTTCATACCTTTCATTTTATTAGTTAGCAAGATTTAAAACATTGACAGCTTTTTACTAAAATGGTACATGTAGCGTTACTAATAATGGTGAAGAATGAGCAGGCTAGATTGTCTGAGACATTGAATAGTGTCATAGGGACTGTTGATTCAATAGTGGCTTTCGATACTGGTTCTACAGACGATACTATAGGGATACTAAAGAGATTCTCACAAGAGCATAATATACCTTTACGTCTCAAAGAAGGGGAATTTATAGATTTTTCGACATCGAGAAACACATCTCTAGATTTTGCAGACACCTTCAATGATATTGATTTCTTGTTGTTACTTGATTGTAACGATGAGATTAGAGGTGGAGAAGGTCTTATCAAATTCTGCGAGGAATATAAGTATAACACGGAAGTTACAGCTTATCATGTCAGGCAGGAGTGGTGGACAGGTAACACAGCAGGTAGTATAAGCTTTTACACTCTTCGTTTACTCAAACCACGTACTGGATGGAGGTATACAGGTGTTGTTCACGAATATATTCGTAATACAAATGGTCGACCCATATATTCTGTAAAGGTAGAAGATGAAAGTACGGTGATTTACCAAGATAGAACTAAAGACGATAACAAGAGTCTGAAACGTTTCTCCAAGGATAAAGAGTTGCTTTTAACAGAACATAAACGTAATCCTGAAGATACCCGTACTGTATTTTATTTAGCGCAAACGTATGGGTGTCTACATGAACATGAAGATGCGTTCAAATATTATAAGAAAAGGAGTGAGATGGATGGATTCAGGGAGGAAGTATTTTTCTCATTACTTAAATGTGGTGAGTTACTCGGTGATATGAATCGTGATTGGAATGAGAGATTAGTGTTCTTTATGAAAGCTTTGGAGCATACGAAGCGAGTAGAACCAGCAATGAGGATAGCGGAATATTATAAGGATAAAGGTGAATGGATGCTTGCATACACTTTTGCAGATCTCGCGTGTAACATGAAATACCCGAAAGATTCTGTGTTGTTTGTGAACAGGCATAAATATGAGTATGAGAGATGGCATCTTCTAGGTATTATCGCCTATTATGCTGGTTTTTACTCTAGAGGAAAGATCGCTTGTGAGATAGCAATTAGAAATGGTCACAATACTGATTTGGACAAGAGTAATCTGAAGTTTTATGAAGATAAGCTGAGATAAAAATTTTAATTGAAAACAATTAAAATAGTAAGAA